ACAAGGTAACCAAGCGAGGCGGGCAACTGGAATGACATTTGACGAGTTGCTACGTCATTATGAGACCGAGCTTGCGGCTGCCTTTCGGGAGGCCTGTGATGCGATCAAGTCGAGCATCGTCCTGGCGCGCGTGATTGAGCGCCTGGAGCGGGGCGATATCAACGGCGCGGTCGAAGCCATGCAGATCGAACCGGAGGCCTTTTCCGCGCTTGAAATCGCGCTGCAGGAGGCTTTCAACGCTGGCGGCACCAACGCCGTCGGCGAGCTTCCCAAGGTCATGGACCCGCAAGGCAATCGCGTGATCTGGCGCTTCGGCGTCCGCAATCCTGTTGCCGAGGCAGTCCTGCGCGAGCTCTCCTCGACGATGGTCACGCATATCACCGATGACCAGCGGCAGGGTATCCGCGAGGCATTGGCACAGGGTTTGGCCAGCGGCGCGAACCCACGCGCTACCGCGCTCGATGTCGTTGGCCGGCAGAACCGTGTCACTGGCCGCCGGGAAGGGGGCGTGATCGGGCTCACCCGGTACCAGATCGAGTTCATCGAGCGCGCCCGCATCCATCTGGCATCGGGCGACCCCGAGCTGATGAACCGGTACTTCGAGTTGAAGACGCGAGACAAGCGGTTCGATAGGACCGTCATGGCCGCGATCCGCGCGGGGAAGCCCGTGACGGGCGAGACCTTGACGCGGATCATCGGCAGGCTCCGCGACAAGAACTTGCTCCTCCGCGGTGAAATGCTGGCGCGCACCGAAACCATGATGGCGCTGAGCTCCGCACGCGACGAGGCGATGCGGCAGCAGATCGAGGCTGGGAAGGTCCAGGCGCAGGACGTCACCAAGACATGGCGATCAGCCGGCGACAGCCGCGTGCGGCACACCCATCGAGTTCTGAACGGCAATACCGTCGGCATGGATGAGGTGTTTCAGAGCCCGTCCGGTGCACTCCTGCGGTTCCCGGGCGACCCGCGCGCGCCGGTATCGGAAATATCCGGCTGCCGGTGCCGACTGGAATACAAGGTTGATCACATCGGAGCGGTGGTGCGCCGGTACCGTGCCGAGGTTGCCTGATGGCAAAGCTCTCGTTTAGCGCGGCCGTGGCGCAGTGGGCCAACAAGGTCGAGGGTGCCGTCGAAGCGATCTTCAAGGAGGCGACGCAAGGAGTCGTCGAGGAAATGCAGAAACCGGTCGGGCAGGGCGGCCGAATGCGGGTGGATACCGGATTTCTTCGGGCCTCGCTGCTCGCGTCCTCGACCTCCATGCCTGCGATCAACGCCTCGTCCAAGCCGATTGAAGGCCAAGTCTACTCGCCGGACTTTGCACAGGTCGAAGCGGTGATCGCGGGCGCCGACATCGGCGATACCCTCTACTTCGGCTACACCGCTTCTTACGCTGGCTATCGAGAATACGGAGCGAATGGGCAGCCGGCTGATGGCTTCGTGAGGCTCGCGGCGCAGAACTGGCCGATCATCGTCGATCGGAAAGCGGCGGAGCTGAAGGCGCGTTTGGGGCTTTGACCGCCTGGTTGTCGTCGCTGTTCTGCTCCATCGCGGCAAGCAAGCCAAGCTGAAGCAAAGTCAAGGCCTTGCGGGCCGCTTTTAAACTCGTCTCTCCGCGAACTGTCGCGGCCGACTCGCGGCCGAGCGCGAGCAAAGCCGCATGGATGCGCTCGTAGACCTCGTCATCACTGAGGGGCGGCTTTTCAGACATAGGGTAATCGATACATGGCGGCAGGCACCGACGCAATCATCTTCAAGGCGCTGACGGATCGACTGCTCGCAATGCCTGAGGTTCTTCCGGTGGCAGCGCCGAACGTGGTGTTCCCGCCGGCCGGCCAGCAGATGCCGGCGAAGTATCTTCGCCTGGCGTTCCTGCCGAACCAGACGCGCCAGATCACCATAGGCAACGATTCACAGCAGAAGCGCGGGCTCTTGCAAGTTTCGGTCGTTTGGCCGGTCGGACAGGGGATCATCGGCGCCCTCGATGTCGCCGATCAGGTCATCGACCATTTCAAGAACCAAACCCTATTCGCCTCTGACGTGAAGATCACGATCAGCAGCGAGCCATGGGCGGCTGGCCCGCTCCAAGAGGGTGACCGGGTGCAGATCCCTGTCACCATTCCCTACATCGCCTTCGAACCGGAGACTTGAGATGGCAAACAAGGCAACGAAGAAGGGCAGCAAGGTCTATGTTTGCGCCACTGCCCAGAACAGCGATTTGATCCAATCGGCCTATGAGGCGCTCACCTGGGTGCAGGTCGGAAAGGTCGGCAACATCGGTGATTTCGGCGCCGATTCGACGATGAACAGTTACAACACGCTCGACGAGCCGGTGACCCAGAAGCAGAAAGGCACGGCCAACGCGGGCGACCCACAGATCGAAGTTGCGTCCGTCTTCGATGATGCGGGCCAGATCATCCTCCGCAGCTTCGGCAATCCGCTCAACCTCGACAACTGCGCGATCAAGATCGAGCGGAATGACGGCGGAGAGGGGATGACGAATACGATCTTCTACAGCCGCGGAGTCGTGTCGGGCCCGCTTTATCCTGGCGGCGGGTCCGATGACTTCGAGCTCGAGCGCTTTACGATCGGCCTCAACCAGCTGCCGATCCGCGTAAATCCCACCGCAATCCCGTAATCTCAAGGTGCTCCATGGACATCTCCAAACTCGTCAATTCCGAAGACCTCTTCGAGCTCAATCTCACCGGCCCGGACTCCGATGAGCCGATCGGCATCCGCTTTATGGTCCGATCGGCGGAAAGCGACGTCGTAAAGCGCGTCGTCAGGCAGCACAGCGACAAGTTTCTCGCCAGTCGCAAGAAGAAGCTCACGGCCAGCAAGGTTGAAGCCGAATACCTCGATAAGGCTGCCGCGTCCGTTGCGTCCTGGGACTGGGGCGATCACAACTGGAAGGGCGAAAAGCCGGAATGCACCTTCGAGAAGGCGCGCGAGGTGCTTGAGGAAGCCGGGTGGATCTATGATCAGGTCGCCGCAGCCTCGGAGGACCGCGCAAATTTTACGAAGAGCTTGGCGAAAGGCTCTGCGAAGCCGTAGCGATCGTCGCTCGCTACGACAGCGTCCTAGACAAGGACGGCGAGACCAGGCGCGAGCGCAACGAGAGCTTCGAGACCGAAAGCCCGGAAGTGGAAGTGCCAGACAATGGCGCCTTCATCTGGGACTGGTTTTGGGAGCTTCGGCAGGCGCAGCCGCCTGGGTTCTCAGGACCAGTGCCGATCTCGAACCTTGAGCTCATGGCTTGGTGCCAACTCACTGGTAACATCGTCACACGCGAAGAGATCGCGATCCTTAGGGCGATGGATGGGCGGTTGTGCATCGAGATCGAGAAGGAAACCGCATCGATCAGGACGCGAGAAGCGAGCGCCTAGAAAAGACATGAAGTTTCGAAAGGCCGCGGGGCCGACTGCTTCGGACGCCTCTTCTCACTTGAACTCTTCCTTCGTGCCGTCGTCGTAAACAACGCCACGAAGGCACGCGGTAACATTTACGTCTTTTCGGTTTAATTTGGCCGCTCGATCAAGTTTGGTGCCGGCGTAGGACCCGCCGGTAGTATAGGTGGCGCCAATTGCCAGCTTCTCGTCAAAATCTGCAGGGATCTGTCCAATTCGCTGGCCCAGCGCGTCACTGAAAACGACGCTGGCGTCGATCATTCGGGCAGGCTTCGTCAAGGAACTTGCCAGCGTCACAACCACTTCCGCTTCGTCGGCCTTGACGTTAACCGACCAGTCTTTGACCGTAAGCAGGTTGTTGTTACAGGCAGCACACGCGTTGCCTGCGGTGAACAGGGCCGCACTCAGGAAAATATAGCGCATTTCATCCTCCGATTGAATCGGCAGGACGATAGCGCACGTTCTTTGAAAAGGAAAAGCCATGGCAGATGTCGCCACGCTCGGACTGCAGGTTGAAAGTGATTCCGTGGAGAAGGGCACCGACGCCCTCAATAAGTTGACGGGAGCGGCCGCGCGCGCAGAAGCAGCCGCAAACGGTCTGTCTGGCGCAAATCGTGGTGCAACGGGTGCGGCTTCAGCTGCCGCAAAGGCTTATGCCGCCGAGGGGGCGGCCGCCGCATCTGCCTCGAAGCAGATCGAGATGATGAACCGGGCCGCCAATCAGAACCGAGCATCTACTCGCGGCAATCTTGGAAACATAGCCGCTCAGTTCCAGGACATTGCTGTGAGTGCGCAGATGGGAATGGGCCCGCTGCAAATTGCCCTTCAGCAGGGCACGCAGTTGGCCGCGGTCCTCGCATCCATGGAGAGACCGGTCCAAGGATTGGGTGCAGCCTTCTTGTCGGTGCTTTCCCCCGTCAGTCTTCTGACGATCGGCATCATTGCACTGGCGGCCGCTGGCCTGCAGATGGTCGACTGGGCAAAGCTGGCTCAATCGGCGCTGATAGGCTTGGCGGATGTTCTCGAAACCATGGCTCCGTATGCAGTTGCAGCTGCGGCGGCACTGGCTCTGATCTATGCGCCCGCGATCATCGGCGGGATCATCTCGCTGATCGCGTTGCTCGGTCGATTGGTCGTTCAGCTTGGCATTCTCGCGGGAGCTTTCATTCTGGCGAACCCTGCCGTCGCATTCGTCGCCGGTATCACGGCGGCGGTAGCGGCGGCCAACATCTTCCGCGACGAACTCGCCAAGATCTTCGGACGTGACATTGTCGCCGATGCGAAGAACGCGGTGAATTTCATAATTGCTGCCTTTGTCGGAGGCTTCAACGGCATCAAATCTGCCTGGTCATTGCTTCCTGCAGCTTTGGGAGATGTGATCTACAGCACGGCCCAACTGGTGTTGAAGGGCACCGAACTGATGGTGAATAAGGTCATCTCAATGATTTCTGACTTCATCGGCGGTACCTACGATGCGCTCAGTGGCCTTGCTGGCAAAGTCGGCCTCGACATCGGCACGTTCGGCGGCATCGATCCAGTAGATTTCGGGAAGATCACCAACCCCTACAAGGACAAAGCGTTAGAAGCCGCCAGCGGCATCACACAAGCGATGAAGGAGGCACAAGGCACCGATTTCGTCGGCGAGGGTCTCCGTGTCATTGGTGAGTACGCCTCGACGGCAGCGGGAAAGATCAAGGATCTTGCCAAAGGCCTCGCCGATGTCGAAGAGAAGTCAAAGAAGCGGAGCGGCGGCAAGAGCGAGCAGGAGAAGTACGCCGACATCGTTGCGGGCGCCGAGCGCCAGATTGCTGCGCTTGAGGCGGAGCGAGACGCGATCGGGCTCACGGAGCAGGCCGCCGCCGCTCTGCGCTACGAGACGCAGCTCCTGAACGAGGCACAGCAGCGCGGTATCTCCTTGACGGATGCCCAGAAGAGCGAGCTTTCCGCTCTTGCGCAGGTAATGGCCTCAATCGAGGAAGAGACCCGGCAGATGGGCATGGCGCTCGATTTCGCCAGAGAAGTAACCGGAGGCTTCTTCGACGATTTCTTCTCCGGAATCGAAAACGGCAAATCAATGTGGGAGTCCTTCGGCAACGCTGCTCTGGGCGTCCTCGATCGCATCGCCGACAAGCTGCTGAATGATGTGCTTGATGCGGTGTTCCAAGTCAGCGGAGCCGGAGGCGGGATTGGCGGAGGAGGGCTGTTGGGCTGGCTCTTCGGCGGGGGCGCTTCCGTGGACCCGTGGGCGGGCCTTCGCGGTTATGCGAGCGGCACAAGCTCTGCCCGACCTGGCGTCGCCTGGGTCGGCGAGAGGGGGCCTGAACTGGTCCGCTTCAAGGGTGGCGAGGAGGTCATTCCGAACCACCGACTGCAGCGCCCGGCAAATGGGAACTTAGCGCCGTCGGCGGGTCAGCCAGGCCAGAATGGGCCGCGCGAGATCGTCCTTCGGGTAATCGCTGAGGAGGGGCCGATGTTCAGGCCTGTCATTCGGTCGGAGAGCCGAGGCGTCTCCGTCGAGACCATAAAACAGTATGACGCGGCGAAGGCAAATATCTACCAGAACGGCGAAGACCGCTAATCTTCGATGGATTTCCCGCCTTGGATCACGGTGAAGATGCTTTCGCCGCTCTTAGCCTTCCTCATTGATGTGAGGAATTCCTCCATTTCCTCCGCCATTACCTCGAAGGCTCGTCGCGCGCCGGACCGCTGATCGGGTGTCAATTTCGGATCACTCGCGAATTTCTCCGCTGAGTTGATGTTCGCTTTACGGGCCTTCTCTGTCATGGCCATCAGCGCCTCATACTGAGATTCATCGATGTTCGATAAAGCGCTTGCAACAAACATAAACATAAAGCGATGGGCATTCGCCCTGAATTCAAGGTCCGATACTTGCTTGACCAGCTTGCTATGTTCATCGGCCAAGAGCTGAAGCACCTGCTGGGTTGTCCCGCTGAAATCGATTGTGGGCACTGATTCTGCTCCCTAATTCCCCTACCGCTGCATATTGCGGCGATTACCTTGGATTGCAACCAACATGGCTGATCCGATTCTGTTGCCGACGCTGCCTTGGCGAGACTGCCAGTTTGACTCAATCAATCCGACGGACGTTTCGATGATGGAAGGCCGGCGCTCTGAAGAACAGGCCGCCGGCACTCCATTTTGGAAAGCGCAATACACGACGAACTGGATGGCGCCGGCTTTCTATGCGTCGTTCGATGCCTTCGTGATGAAGTCGAGCTCGCGAGGTGCACCTTTCCTTGGGTACGACCTGTTTCGACCGCGGCCGATCGCGCACAACAACGGAAAGCCCCTCTCAGGCACCAAGGCAGGGGGAGGGCCATTCAATGGGGACGCTGTACTTCAGTCGATTACGAACAGTCGGACCATCGTCGTTGCTGGGCTGCCCGCTGGCCTTCAGCTATCGCCGGGAGACTATGTCGAATTGCGAATGTCCCAGTTGATCAGGTCACTGCATCGGATCGTCGAAAACGCGACAGCAAATGCCAGCGGTGTCGTTAGCCTCTCGATTATGTTCGGATTGGACACTCAGCACTTCACCACGGCGGCCACCGTTCACTTCGAAAAGCCGTCCTGCGTCATGACCATTGATCCTGGGAGTGTTTCGGCACCCAAGTCTTGGGCCGGCCGCGAAGCTTCCTTTTCTGCCACGGAGATGTTTTTCGCATGAGTGTGCTTGATCCCGCGGTCGGGGATGCGCTCGAGAAAGGGCGCATTGTGAGACTTGATTTGATCCGCTTCGATCTCCCCGGAAAAACCGTTGGCTATCACCGGGGAGGACGGCCGTTCACTTATAATGGTCTTGTCTACTATCCCAATCGATGGCTGGAAATCGGCAGCATGACAAGTGCCGTCGGTGTTGCTGTTACCACTCGCTCGATTGGCTTCTCGAATATCCCGGTGGCTAATCCCAATGATGCGATTTCCCAGATCGAGCAGTACAATTACCAGAACTCCCCAGTCATCATCTCTCACCTAGTCGGCGACCCAGAAACGGATGCGGTGCTCGGAGTCCTCGCCTCTTCGATCTACGAGATAGACCAGGTGCGCTACAACGAGGGGGCCGTTTCCGGGGCGGAGCGGACGCTGACGATGATGATCGACCTGCAGCCGCCGGGCCGCTCGGCGCGCGGCTCGACCGGCGTCAAGCGCTCGCAGGCCGAACAGCAGTTCGACAACGATCCCACCGACACGGGTCTCGAGCACGTGGCGACGAATGCGACCATCCCCGAGGAATGGGGTCAGGTGTCGCGTTAGGCCTCTGATTTGGACTGCCGCTCCTCGAGATGGCGCTTGGCTATGACTGCAACGCCTTCGATGAGCATCCGCGATGTTGCGGAACGTGTGCGATCGGCCCGACGCTCCTGCAGCGCCTCGGCCTCCTTCATTTCTGAGGTCAATGTGTCCTTGAAGGCATCGATCCAAGCCATGCCTTCCTCCCCTTTCATGATTGCCACTTCTACGATCAGCCGCTGGAGCATGATGAAGGTGGCGCTCATGGTGGCGCGCATTTCGGCATCGGTCATTCTCGTCTCCTGATTGGTGATGACCCTCAAGCACAACTGCCAACCTAAAGTCGAGTTTAAAAACCGTAATGAACCGCTTCCGCATCATCGAAGCCACGCTTGAGCGTGAGCTTGCGAAACCCTATGCCTATGGCTCGGCCGATTGCTTTATGCTCGGCTGCGCCTTTATCGACGCGCTGACGGGCGCGGCGGTCGCCGAGAAGTACCGCGGCGCCTATCGCACGCTCGCAGGTGCGCAGCGGGCGCTGCGCCGGCGCGGGCATAAGTCGCTGGTGGGCTTCTTCGCGGCCGACCTCGGTCAGGAGCCGAAGGGCGGGGCGCAGGCGCGCCTCGGCGATCTCGTCATCCTGCGTCTCGCCGACGGCGCCGAGCATGTCGGCGTCTGCCTCGGCGCCCGCTTCGTGACCAAAACCGAGCGCGGCCGCAGTGATCACGCTCTCGCCGACGTCATCGCCGCCTTTCACCTCGGATAATCCAGCATGGCAATCTTCACATCAATCGCCACGGCCATCGCCGGTGCGCTGTTCGGCGGCTCTGCGCTCGCCGCCAGCCTGATTGGTGGCGCGCTCGCCTTCGGCACGAAGCTTGTCATCGGCAAGCTTAGCCAGCAGAAGCAGCAGAAGCGGAAATACACGGCCGTCCAGGGGGAGATCCAGTTCGGCGGCGACGTGTCCGTCAGCACGCTCTATGGCACCGGCAAGACCAAGGGGCAGAGGACCTTCTATGCCAAGTGGGGAAGCGGCAACAAGTGGAATGCTGAAGTCTTCGTGCTCGCCAATGGCTGGTGCGACGGGCTGGAGCCCTACGTCTACATCTATGGCGAGAAGAAAGCGCTGGTGTCCCGGCCGGTCATCGGCAACGAGGTCGCGAACTATCATATCGAAGGCTTCGTCAACGGCTCTGGCGACCCGGTCCTGACTATCCGCTTCTACGACGGCAGGCCTGGTCAGCAGGTCGATCAGAAGCTGGTCGACGTCAGCGCGGATCTCGGCAACAAGTGGAAGAGCACGAGCGTCAATGCAGGCCTCTGCTACGTCGTCGTCGAGCGCATCTACAGCGATAAGCTCTTCGGCTCGAAGGGTCGTCCGGAACTCGAGTTCGTGCTGCGTGGTCTGCGTGAATACGATCCGCGCAAGGACTCGACGGTTGCCGGCGGCTCCGGGCCGCAGCGCCTCAACAATGCTGCGACCTGGGTACACACGAAGAACCCGGCCGTGCACCGGCTCAACTACCAGCTCGGGCTGCGCGCGCTCGTCTCCGGCCGCACGCTGATCGGCGAGGGCAAGAGCCTCGGCCAGATCGACCTTGCCACCTATTTCGTGGCGATGAACGTCTGCGACACGCTGCGCAGCAACGGCAAGAAGACCTATGAGTGCTCGCTTTTCGTCAACGGCGATGACGATCACACCGAGGTGCTGAAGCAGTTCGACGATGCCATGGCAGGCTATGGCCTCAACCGCCGCGGGCTTTCCGGCGTCGTTCCCGGCGCGCCGCAGATCCCGGTCAAGGAGCTGACCGAGGCCGATATCCCGATCGACCGCGCCAAGGACATCCAGTTCAAGAAATCCGCCTTCGAGCGCTACAACCACCTGTCCGGCCAGTTCACCTCGATCGAATCGATGTGGCACCCGGAAAGCCTGAAGCCGGTCTATGTAAACGCCGACATTGCCGCCGACGGCCGCAATCGCCAGACGAGCCAGGACTTCCTGCAGGTGAGCGATCCGGACATTGCGCAGTATCTGCTCAACATCCGCTATCGCCAGAACCGCATGGGTGGCACCGCCACCGTGCCGGTCAGCCGCCGCTTCGGTCTTGCCGTGCAGGAAGGTGAGTGGATCGTTTGGCGCGGCAAGACCTGGATGATCAGCGAGTGGCGCGCCGACGAGCGGCTGCGCATCACGCTGGTGCTCTCCGAGACCAGTGCGGCGATCTATGACGATGCCGGTATCGAGCCC